TACTCTCTTTATTATTACTCTCTGAGCCAATAATCTCTACAGGGTTATTCTCTACATTATCAACTGAGAGAGTAGGTTTTTTGAAATTAGTATATTTTGCCCTGTGCATAAAAAGAGTATAAGCATAAATAATTTAATATCCTAATTATATTTACATTTATTTTTACGAGGGTAATAAGGTGGGTTTTAATTTGGCCTTAAAATATTGCACGCTACACGCCAAACTATTTTCAGAAATAAAAAGAATTATCTTGCTTTATAAGTTATTTTGTTGTATACGTTTTTATATATATGTATACTTTCGAGGTCGCTACTCAGAATTTAACTCTGCCAAAGTTAAGGAACAAGCGTTATTTTTACGGGTTTATATCGTGAGCGTTTTGAGCGTTCGAAGATTAGACTAACCATTCGAGAATTAGAACCATAGTTCGAATTTTCAACCAACTATTCGAATTTCAAACGGGATTAGCCCCCACCCCCAATGCGCAAATAAGACTCACACACAAATTATTTGTATTTTTTAATATTAGATGTGGGGTATTACGCCTTGAATGTATGGTTTTCGTCTATATAGTAGCCAGTATCCATAATTTCTAGCTCATCTGTATTTTGTAGTCTATTTACAATTTCGGCTATAGTGTGCAAAGTTCTACTTGTTGGGTCTATAATGTCATATATGTCTATATTGTGGGCTAATCGTATAGATTTGTTTATATTATCATATATAGAGTCTTCTGAGTAGTCGTCTTCTAGAGCTTTTTGTAGTCTAGTCTTCTTCATCTAGTTCTTTTTTGTTATAATTAAATAAATGAGTGATAATTATGTAGGTTTCGCACTTATCGTTACTACATGAAAGATTTGTTTCTATCCCTTCTTCTTGAAAGTCATCTAAATCATGGTCTCCACCCCAAATTAATTCTTCTGAGCAATGCCAACAGTTCATTTTATCAACCTTTTCGTTACTTAAACTTACTAACGTATGAGTAACCTTTGCAAGTAGTATAATATATTATTGTAATATATTTTTATTAGCTTTCATAGTAGGTATAAGTATTAATACAGAATAGTCTTTGTTGGCTCTATTTGGTATCTTAAAGCTCGTAAAAAGACTTTAGCGGGTATTCTTATCACTTAGTAGTAATTGGAGCAATTTAGGGGGAATTTCATTAGTTTTGCTATTAAGTCTATAATAAAGGTAATTAAGGAGTTCGTCTTCTGCTTCACTACCTCTTACTCCTGCTACGTGAGTTATCTTCTCAATCTTGTATTCCTTGGTCTTTACTTCCTCTATAGTCTCCCATTTCGCTGTTGTCCACATTTCGTCTAGACTTTCTAGGTCTTGAGACATTAGTAGACTTATGCTTAAAAATTTTATCATAGTTATCTTTATACCTTTTAACATCATTTACTCTATCCTTATCTCCTTTGCCGTTCATTGTCTGCCTTTCTTTCTATAATACGTTAGTATTATATTTCTTTAATGTTTTAATATATAAACTTCTGGCTTCATTCGCCATATAATTTAATAAGAAAAACAAAGGTTTACAAGTATTTTATTAAAATAAATAAAAATAATATAATCCTTGCATGTATATGTCTATTCTGTATATATTAATACAGAGAATATGATTAAAATAAAAACAATAGCTCAACTCAACTGTTCTAATTGGAATACAGGTAACTGTATGGGTTGTGTATTTTCTAGAAAGAATAACTCTTTATCTTATTATATAGATTCTAAGATAAGTGGGAAGGAGTGTATTGCGGAAGATGGTTGTGATTATTTTGAATCTGTAGTTATCCCGGGAATAGCTGACGATAAGACTAGAAGGTCAGTAAAAAGAATGAGAGGTTTGTAATGAAAATAGCAGCAGTAGTGTTAACTGTGTTTTGTAAGTTTTACTTTATAGTAGAAGCTTTAATACTGATAGGTATTATAAAAGCTATAAAAGGTGTATATAGATGAAAAGAGCAATAGTAACCCCAGACAAGCATTTTCCTTTTGAGGACAAAGCTGCAATAAAGGTTTTATGTAAAGCTATAGAGCTTGTTAAGCCTGATATATATATTGACCTAGGGGACACAGGTGAGTGGGAATCTGTATCTCATTGGCAATGGAAGAAGAAAAAGCGTCCACCGTTAGAATATCAGCTACCTTTTGTTTATAAGGAGATAGCAGACGTTAACAAGGGTATGGACACAATAGATAAATCTTTAGATAAAGCAGGAACAAAGGAAAGACATTTCTGCGAAGGGAATCACGATGACTGGCTTAATATGTTTGCAGCTGAGAACCCATATCTTAAAGATGAGATGTTGGTTAAAAACGCTCTCAAGCTTAAAGAACGTGGGTATAAGTACCACAAGATTGGAAAGATGCTTAAGATTGGTAAGATTAATTTTTACCACGGACATCATTTTGCTGGTGTTCACCATACTCGTAACCACCTCATTCGTCTTGGGGGTAATGTTATGTATGGACATCATCACGACATCCAACAATCTTCCATAACAAACATGGAAGGTGTTAAGTCAGCTTGGTCTATAGGTTGCTTAAAGGATATGAGGTCTGATGCTAACAAGTGGTTAGGTAATAGAGAACATAACTGGCAGCATGCTTTTGCCATTGTAGACTTTCATCCTAATAAAAACTTTAATGTTACTGTCCATCAGATAGTTAAGGGTGTAAGTACAGTTGATGGTAAGGTATTAACAGCTAAGTGAAGACTAGAAAGATTAAAAGTGTCGAACACCCTCTATTCCAAGATAGTTTAGAGTTTAGTCAGTATATGCCAAATACTCCTCTGGTAGCTGACTGGAGGCTTGGGTTGGAGGGTGATTGGGTTTCTACTGAAGATGGTCAAGTATGTCAAGTATTAAAGAGAGGTAGCTTAAAAGCTTCTGGTAATAAAAAGATTTACAACTATTATATAAGAACTATAATGGGTTCATTCGTTTGTAAGCCTTCTATTGAGATAAAAGGTGAAATGAAAAACAATATATACACATTTGGAAAAGATAGAACAAAATACGAAATAAAGAAAAACAGGGTAAAGCCTACAACTAATGAGTTCTTGTTTGCTAAGTATGTAGCTAAGGGTGATAATATAACTGATGCTTTTATATCTGCTTACCCAACAGATAATAAAGACTATGCAGAACGTGAAGCTAAAATTTTAATGAGTACAAAGAGGGTACAAGGTTTGATAAAAGAAGAAATAGAAAAGGTAATGAATGAGGCTGAGATAACTCCTCTTTATATCTTAGAAAAAATGAAAGACATAATTGAGTCTGAGGCATCCAGAGATAGTGATAAGGTTTCTCTACTTAAGGAGTTAGTCTCTATAGCTGGTATGCGTGATACAGAAAAGAAATCAGAATCAGTTACATTGTTCCAAGGATTTTCCCCGGAGCAACTTAAAGCCATTGGCAATAATGAAGTAAAACAGATAGCAAGTGCTGAAAGGAAGGTAGAAGAATGAACCTATATGATGTATGTATGCAAGTACTAGATGGTGCAGGTGAAGCAGATGTTGATTTAAAAGATGATATGACTAAAGAATACTTAGCTAATGAAATATATGAGCTGTATTACGAATATCAAATTTATAGTGAGAAAGATAACGTAGGTTACGTTGAAGATTTAAAACAAATTAAAAAGTATAGTCAAGCTATAGATGAAGATTCCTAAGCTAGCTGTATACGGTACTCTAAGAAGTGGGAATAGAGATACTTGGAAGGTAGATGGATATGATTTGTTTTTCCCGGGACACAGAAGATTCCCAGTTGCTATGTTAAATGAAGGCTCAAAAGACATGGTGGTTGAGGTTTTAAACGTAGATGAGCAAGATATAGCTAACTATGACATATATGAAGGTATTGACTCTGGTTTATATGAAAGAAGAATAGTTAAGGCTTATAACGATAAAGAAGAGGTAGAAGCTTGGATGTACACAATAGGTACTCTATTGCTTCAGAATACAAACGTATTTCAAAAAGTTCCAGCTAAAGACTGGTTCTCCGAAAAATGTCAGAAGTTAATAGCTTCAACATAAATAAAAACAACGTTTCTCAAAAGGAGCGTGTGTTAGAATTAGCAAAGCGTGACTTAGTTTCGTTTGGTCAGTTGTTTTTACCGGGAGACTATATGAAGTCTAGCCCAGCTGCGTACCATTACGAACTCAGTAATCTCTTGTTAGATTCTACAAAAAAGAGAAACTGTATTATATTACCTCGAGGTCACAGCAAATCAACCTTAGCTAAGACCGCTTTGCTATATCATTTGTACTTTAACCCAGAAGGCAAGAAAGAATTTATTGCTTGGGTAGCTGAAGAGCAATCTCAGGCTATAGACCATATAAAGTATATGCAGAACCATATAGAGATTAATCCTGCACTTAACTACTACTTTGGTGACTTACGTGGTAGTAAGTGGACTGAAAAAGAGTTTACTACTAGTAAAGGTGATAGGGTTATAGCTAAAGGTACATCTCAAAGGTTACGTGGTCGTTCTCAACTAGGTCTTAGGTATACTAAGATTATACTTGATGACTTTGAATCGGAGCTGAATACAAAGACTCCAGATAGAAGAAGGGAAATTAAAGAGTGGGTTATGTCTACTGTAGAGCCAGCACTAGAGAACTCAGCTGGTAATGAAGGTTCTATATGGCTAATCGGTACTATTGTCCATTACGACTCTTTCTTACAGAGTATATACGATGGATACACAGAAGCCACTAGAGATAAAAGAAGGTACGCTTGGGATGTTATGTACCACAAAGCAATAGATGGTGATGGTAATGTATTATGGAGTTCTTACTTCTCAAAACAAAAACTAGCAGACATAAGAAGAAGATTTGAAGATGTTGGGCTAGCTCATAAGTTTGCTCAAGAGTATTTAAACGAAGCAAGAGATTTAGAGAACGCAAAATTTAAAACAGATAGGCTGGAGTATTATGACCATGAATTTGAAAGTAAAAATAATTATGCTTACTTGGTTAATAGCAAAGAAGCTATACCTGTTAATATTTATATTGGTGTTGATTTAGCTTACGAGTCTAAGGCTTCTAGTGACTATCAAATGATAATGGTAATAGGTATAGATAGCGATAGGAATATTTACGTTGTAGACTATATGAGAGAGCATATGCCGTTATATGATATGCCTGAGAAAATATTTGAATACGCTAAGGAATATTCTCCAGTAAAAAGAGTTAACGTAGAACACGTTGGGGCTCAAGGCATAATAAAAGATGCAGTCAATAGGATGACAGGTCAAGATAGAAAGGTAGCTCCGGGTGTAGCATTAGGAGTTAGACCACCAACTGGTATAAAGAAAGAAGATAGGTTGGAATCTTTACTTGCTCCTCTAGTAAACAGAGGTAAGATGTTTATAAAAAGAAAGCATACTGCTTTAATAGATGAGATGTTTCAATTTCCTAAAGGAAAGAACGACGATGTACTTGATGGACTGTGGTATGCTATAAATAAATCAAGACCACCTATAAGTAAAAAGTTTGAAGCGAATGAGTTTCAAGCAGACAATACACCTAAGAATAAGATTGAAACAGTAAAGAGAACTATATCTTGGATAACTGGACAAAAATCTTAAATAGTACTTGCATTATTGGTATATAATTGTTAAATTTATAACATTAAAACAAAGGTACAGCTATTTCTAGTATAAGAGAGTTAGAGAGAGATGAAGTAAAGCACTCCGAAGTTAATAGACAACTATGGAGAATGTGGAAAGATGCTAGAGCTGACTGGGATGTAGAAGCCAGAGACGCTGTAGATTTCTTCCTAGGTAACCACTACTCTCAAGAAGAGTCTGATGCGTTACGAGCAGTTGGACAAGCTGACTTTGTAATAGACCGTGTATATGCGGCTATAGAAAAACTTAAATCATTACTTACTTCTCGCTCACCAAAGTATAGTGCTGTTGGTAGAGAAGATTCTGACAGTAGAATGGCTAATGTTTGGCGTACATTATTAGAATACGTCTGGGATATTTCAGATGGGGACACACAATTTAAACAAGCTGTCCATGATTACGCTACTGCAGGTATGGGTTACTTATATACTTATATAGACCCAGAAGCAGACTACGGAAGAGGAGAGGTTAAGATTACTTATCT